GGTAAGACCCTACACAGACAAAGAACTACTTGAAAAAGTTAAGAGCCTTTCGTCTTTTAAAAGTATTCCGTCTGGCTATTGGTTACTTGGTGTCCGTTCTTTAGACGACTTACCTAACCGCTTTGATGACAAAATTTACCTATTTAAAAACGAAGACTTTGTTTTGGTAACTTCTGCGACTACCAACGCTGGAACTCCTACACTACGCCAGTTTGAAAAGATTAATAAAGACGGCGCGGCTGTACTTAAAGCTGACGAATGGTATTACAACGTATGGAAATACGGAAAACATAACGGTAAAGTAGAGGCACTTTTACAGCTAGGTAACAAAGTAAAGGTATTTAGGGACACAGACAAAGACGACAAGTCAGAAGAACAAGGCAAACTTCAAGAAGGTTATTTCGGTATTAACTTTCATCCAAACACCTACGACTTAAGTAGGCCCACTAGTAATTTAGTCGGGTGGTGGTCGGCGGGTTGCCAAGTAGTAAACAACGTCACCAAGTATAAAACTATTATTCGTTTAGTTAAACCTCAGAAATATGTCACGTATTGCCTCATTAATGAATTTTAAGGTATTAATTACCGCACTTCTTGCGGTGTTTATTTCTTCATGCTCCGCAAACTACCATTTACGCCGTGCAATTAAAAAGGGTTACAGATGCGACGAAATAGCGGACACAATACGCATAACTTCGGTTGACTCAATTCCTTTCGTTTTAAACGACTCTATATACTTCGAAAGGGTATTAGTCCAAAAAGATACAATCGTTCGTTACAAGCGTTCTTTTGTGCCTAAAACGAGACTTGAGACACGTATTGAATACAAACTAAAACGAGATACGCTTAAAATGATAGAAAAAGTTGAGGTCGTCAAATGGAAAACCGCAAAACGTGAAAGTGCCAAACCAAATATTTTATTATTAGTTTTGGGTTTTGTAATAGGAATGTTTACGACTTACCTGTTACGTAACTTTAAAACAATTCTATGAGTAAAATAAGACCTAGAATAACCCTAGAAGAGTTCGAAATCGTAGCGCAGTACAGGGCAATTAAAAACCAAGCGAATAACTTAGGACTTGACGACAAAGACGTTAAGCATGGCTGGCTCAAAAACAAAGACGCTAGCCTTTTTTTTAAGAACCCAAATTTCGGTAATGAGTTCGACGTTAATAAAGTCGACTTCGAAAAGTTGTTTACTGACGTTCCTAAGATTGAAGTAACTAAGGTTAAAAAGAAGGACTACAAGGGCGAGTTTGACAAGTTAGTATTTACAGACGTACACGTAGGCATGGACGCCAGTGACAAAGGACGCAATATGTACGAAACAGAATGGAACAAAACTATTCTTTTCGAGCGTCTTACTGAAATGGTAAACTTCACCATAGCCAAACAAGAAAGTAAGGTACTTTATATTTCGGATCTAGGCGACTTTCTAGACGGGTTTAATGGTAACACTACTAGGGGCGGCCATTCGTTGCCTCAGAACATGAGTAATCAGGAAGCGTTCGACGTGGCCTTTATGTTTAAGGTCCGTCTTTTAGAAGCTCTATCCCCACACTATGAACTTATAGTAATGCGTAACGTATGTAACGACAACCATGCGGGCGACTTTGCGTACTTCGTGAACCAAGCCGTTAAGTCCTACATAAACACGCAACTAAAAAACGTACAAATAATTAACCAAACGTCGTTTATTGACTGGGAATTAGTCGGTAATTACTGCTTTGTTTCTACTCATGGTAAAGACACACACAATTTAAAACATGGCTTTAAGGCCAAGATAGACCCGAACCAAGTAAATAAGATAGTAGGCTACTTAAACACCCAACAACTACTTAATAAAGGCTACGAAATCATTTTCGAAAAGGGCGACTCTCACCTATATTTATTTGACTCAGCAACTAGCGACGTATTTAAATACTATAATTACCCAGCTTTTAGCCCGTCTTCTAATTGGGTAGCTACAAACTTTCAACTAGGACGATCAGGCTTTGTTCATTTTAACTACGGGTTATTAACAAAGAGCATAAACGAATACTTTTTTAAATAACTTTACGCTATTCATTCATAGTCTTGTTTTAAAGCCATTCTTTCGGGGGTGGCTTTTTTGTTTTTGTCAACTTTTAGGATCAAAAAACTTGGCTACTTGTAAACGTAAGTGTTTACTTTTGTAAAAACATGAAAAAAGTTTGCGTCTGTAACCCTTGTAAATACTACAATTCTAAAAAAATGTGAAAAAAATTTGTTAAAAAGTTTGGTAGTTCGATATTTGTATATAACTTTGTCAGGTAATCAAAAACAAAATACTATGAAAGCAAATGAAATTTTACAATTTATTCAAGCACGCGAACGCCAGCTTTGGGAAGAGTACTTAGAAGCACGTGACGCAAACGGAAACCTGCACGCAGTTACTAAAAGACACTACGCAGTTTGGCAAGAAGTAAACGAAATGTTAAACCACATAACAAGTAAATAATGAAAGCAATAATTCAAGAATGGCGCGAACTGCCTGACTACGACAAAGACTTTTTTAAGCACATTGTAATTTTCTTTATTCCGATAGCTTCAATCTTTGTATGGCTTGTTTCAACCAACACACCGCCCGTTTTAGACACAGAAGTTAAGAACCCACAAACTGAAATTAAACCTAATTACGAACTAAAGGGGTCTTGGGCAAAGTATGCACAGGGCGTATATACTCGAAAATATGGAAAATAAATTTTACTTTGAAGAAGGCGACGGCAGTACCTATAGCCGTTCACTAGATGTTTTAATTTACCGCGCCTCAGACGACGAACTTATAGGCGTAGTAGAAATACTTTATAATGATGACAAAATTAACAACAAGCAAACTTGGAAAATCGAAAGTACAAACTTCGAACCCACAATTACAATTGACGAAGCAGACGAAGCAATTGACGAACTTCTTCGACGTGCAAACCACGAATTTAACGACTTCGCCAACCGATGCCATGACGACGAAGACTACCATACCGACGGGAATTATTGGTTCGTTTAGGGACTACAGACTTTCTAGGTACTGGGATAACTTTAACTTTGAATTGTACGACCGAATTTGTGAAATTAAAATGCAAGAGATATGAAATACTTACTTACCTATTACATTGGATCAAGACCCGTTCAAGAATGGCGGTTTTATTCTAAAAGCCTAGCTTACTACGCTAAACACGAACTACTAAGTACAGGCAATTACGAAAGCGGTAAATTTAAACTAACGGAAATATGAGTAGACTAGCTTTAATACACGAACTAATCGAAATACACCAACTGACTGCAAAAACACGAAGACGCGAAGTATTGTTTAAAAGATACTACCTATTCAATGAACTAAGAGAAGCTGGCTTAAACCTCATGCAAATAGGCGAAATCTTTAGTAAAAACCATGCTACAATTATTCACGGGTTACGTGTTCACAAAGAGTTGTTAAGCTACAAAGACGCGGACTATGTCGCAGAAACAAAATGCCTAGCTGACTATTTAGGCGAAGCAAAGTTTCTGTACAATTCTACGTTTTTTAAACGCCCTAAAGAGTACGACTTAAGACAAGACGTCCTAGACGCATCAAACTATAAGCAATTTAAACGGGTGCAAAGACGTATTAAAATGGGTTTTTACGAAAAAAAATAAAAAAGTATTGTTTTGAATTAAAATAATTTTTACTTTTGAGAAAAGCGTGCAGGCTTTAGTAAAAAACTTTTTTGAACCTCATTAGGGAGTACCGCTGCACCGCGAAACCTAATGGGGTTTTTTATTTAATTATTTTTTTATGAATATTTTAGAAAAAGCAAATGAAATTGTAAACCTTCGCCAAGAAGAAAAAGAAAGACAATATGGTGATTTTCATTTATCAATGGAAAAAACAGCTCAAATAGCTTCTATAATGTCAAACAAACAAATATCAGTGCCAGATTGCTACAATGTTTTAATAGCTTTAAAATTAGCTAGACAATCAAACACTCATAAAGAAGATAACTTACTTGATGCCGTTGCATATATGGGCTCGTTAAATGATTATTTAAACAAATAGATATGAATAATTACGAAAAAAAATACTCAGACATATTAAGTAACTGCTTAAAATCTGGAAATAAAGTGACTGGACGTAATGGCAAAACTAGACAAATTACGGCGGCACAAATCAGAGCAGATCTAAATGAAGGTTTTCCTGTTGTAACAGGAAAACAAATTTTTCCAAAATCGTGCTTTATTGAAACTGAATGGATGCTTAATGGCTACACTAATGTTAACTGGTTAAACGAAAAAGGCGTAAAAATATGGGATCAGTGGGCAGATGAAGACGGTAACTTGGGCCCGGTTTATGGTCATCAACTATTAAATTTTAACGGAACAAATCAGCTAAAGCATGTTATAGAGGAAGCTAAAGCAAATAAATATAGCCGCAGATTACTATGCTCAATGTGGAACCCAAGTGATTTATCTAAAATGGCTTTGCCACCTTGCCACTACAGCTTTCAATTTGTTATAGCAAATAATAAAGCCGACATTGTTGTTTCAATGCGTAGCTTAGATTTGTTTATTGGCCTTCCATACGATATGGTAATGTACGCTTCAATCTTGCAAAGTTTTTCAAATGAGCTAAATTTAGTGCCTAATGAAGTAGTTATAAATGCCGCAAATGCTCATATTTATGAAGAGCATATTTCATCCGCAGCTATTTATGTAGGACGTAAAAAAAATAGATTGCCAAAACTAATTAAATCAAGCAGTTTTTCAAATTTTAAAGCCGACGAGTTTGAAATATCTGATTATAACTATGAACCAAGATTGGCTGTTAATGTAATAAAATAAAAATGAAACTAAAAAAAGAATTTGAGCCTATTAGAAATTGGGCAAGTCAAAAAGGTATTTATAGCAAAGGAGATATTAAAACTCAATATGTTAAATTACAAGAAGAGGCAGGCGAGTTAGCCAAAGCAATTATAAATAATGATAAAGACGAAATTATTGATGCTATTGGTGATTGTGTTGTTGTTTTAACAAGCGTAGCATATTTTTCAGGTATAACTATAGAAGAATGTATTAACAGCGCATATAATGTTATTGTAAAAAGAAAAGGTCAAATGGTTAATGGTAGTTTTATAAAAAATAAATAATATGAGAGAATATCTAGCAAAAATTAGAATACCTAAAGAAATCAAAAATGAGTCAACAGGTTTTATTGGCGAAAAAATATTTGAATTGTGGTTTACTTACAATTTTCAAGACGAACCACTTTTTAAACAAAAAGCTGATATGGATTTAAACGGAATAGACTTTGCAGATTCAAAAGGTTTAACTTATCAAGTTAAAACAACAAAAGCTAAGACATATACATTTAATTGTGATTTAGAACACGCTGGAGAGCATTTGAGGTGCTCAAGATACGTTTTTATTCAATTAACTGATAAACACGCTTATATTGAACCTATTTATGAAAAAGAAGATATTTTAACAAAACTTAAAAAATCTTTTAAAGAAGAAAAGCAATGTTTTGTATATTGCAAAGATTTGCTTCAAAGGGAGCTTTTTATTTAATTATAAATTTTAGTGCAGTAAAATGGCAAAAGACAAAAA